TGCGGAAGTTTACCGCAACGCCAACGCCGCAGAATTTTGCGGATTACAAACTGGAAGACGGCACGATGGTGCGCGTTGATGGCGACCTTGTTGCAGGTACGCCTGTGTTCGTTGTGACCGAAGAAGGAATGCTACCCGCACCCGATGGCCAGCACACTGTACCCGAAGTTGGCGTTATCACCACCGAAGGCGGCAAGATTGTCGAAGTCGGCGATTTGCCAGCAGGCGAGCCAGTGGTTGAGGAAGAAGTGGCCGCGCAGGAGGTGGAGATTGAAGTTGCTCCCGAAGGCGACAAAATGGAGGAGCGGATAGCCGCACTGGAAGCGAAGTTGGAGGAGTTGTTGTCAAAATTAGCAGGTGCGATGGAAGCCAACACCGCACGCTTTGACCAGTTGGATGCCGAAGTTCAGAAGATGAGCAAGGTGCCAACCGCAGAGCCACGCAAACGGACAAGCGATGCGATTGTTGAGAATATCAAACTATCGCGCAACACGAATTTTGAAGCATTAACAAATAACCTTAAAAATCTAAAATAAAAAAATTATGGCATTTTCACTGGGAGGATTAACATCCTACGTTGAGCAACAGCGGTTGCCGTTGCTGACAAAAGCCGTCTTTGACGCAAAAACGCAGTCATTGATGCAAAAGCGCGTCGGCGTTAAGTTTGAGGAATCCTTGAACTTGATGGACACCGATGCTGTGTTTCAAGCCGCATCCACCTGTGCGTGGAATGCGTCAGGCACAACCACGTTTAGCCAGCGTAACATCAGCGTTGCGCGCGTTAAGGTGCAAGAGGAGTTGTGTCCACGTTCATTGGAACAGTACTGGATGCAGACGCAGTTGACGCAGGGTAGCAACTACGAAGGTGTACCTTTCGAGCAGGCGTTTGCCGAGCAGAAGGCAAAGCAGATTGCCAAGAACATCGAAAACGCCATTTGGCAGTCAACAACTGCAACTGGCGCATCAGGGTGGACAGGTTCATCTGCATCATTGAGCGGTGACGCAAATCTGAACAAGACCGTTGGTTTGTTGCACCTGATGGAGAAGACCACTGCATCCGCTTCAATCGTGTCATCATTGGCAGGTGCGGCTTTCAGCGACACCACCATCGTGAGTGCGTTTGAGAATGTGTATCAGAACATCCCTGTTGAAATCATCAGCAAGGACGACATCTACGCTTTCTGCGGCTGGGACACTTACCGAATCCTTGCGAATAAATTGGTAGGATTGAACTTGTATCAGGGCGACCTTGGACAGTTGGGTGCTGGTGAAATGTTTTTCCCTGCCACTAATATGCGAATCTGCGCGGTGAACGGATTGAATGGCACGCGCCGCATCGTGGCAACGTCATTGAGCAACTTGTTCTTTGGTACTGACCTGCTTTCGGATGAGGATACCTTCCGCATCTGGGCATCGTACGACAACGACCAAATCCGCTTCCAAGCCGCGCTGAAATACGGGGTGCAATTTGCTTATCCTGAATTTATGGTGCTGTACAAAGCAAGCAACGCAACCACACCTGCTGGCTGATGACAGGGCAGGGAAACCTGCCCTTCTTTTTCTTTTGACACTATAAACAAGAAAAAATATGAGCTGCGCACTTACATCAGGTTATGCATTAGGATGCCGCAACAATGTCGGCGGCATTAGCGAAATTAGGCTTGCATCGTGGAACGTAACAGGGTCAGTAGCCACCAACACCACAGGCACGGTGACTGGCTTTACAGGTTATGCTTCGGGAAGCAATGCCTTCTACAAATACGAATTGCCGAAGGGCGTGGGTCAGTTCACTGAAACGACAAACGCCAGCGTTGAAAACGGCACTATCTTTTACCAGCAAGAAATGACTTTGGTCATCAACAGGCTCACGCAAGAGGTGCGCAATCAGTTGCGCCTTGCTTCCAACGGCAGGTTGTTAGCCATTGTCACTGACCGCAACGGCAAGTATTGGCTGTTGGGTGAAACGAATGGCATCGAGGTTACGGGCGGCACAGCGCAGTCAGGCACAGCGATGGGTGACCGTGGTGGTTATGAGTTGACGTTCACGGCGATGGAGGCACAGCCTTGCAGGGAGGTGCTATCGACTGCGATTGCAGGGGTTACGTCAGGTACGCAAATCACAGGCGGCGCGAATTAAGTGTAGTTCAGTTTGGGTTGGTGAAAGCCAGTGCATTAAGGGTTGCACTGGCTTTCTTATTTTTGCACAACACAAACCCTTAAATCTGCACAATGAGAATCTGCATCGTTTACAACCAGCATCCAACAGGTTGCAGTTACTACCGCCTTGAAATGCCGAATGCCGCTGTTCACGACCTATGCGGTGGGGTGGTGGACTTCGTCAGCATCGATGATATACGAAGGATGGAAGAGGATGAATTGAAAACCATTGACCTATTCTTGTACAACCGAACTTGGATAGCAGGCCCGATTGAAGCGGTGGAACAGGTGGCTAACATCCTACGGCAATACGGTGCGCGCATCATTTTGGATATGGATGACTATTGGCACCTTGGCACAGGGCATAGCTTTTACCGCCATTACCACGAAACCAAGATGCCTGCGATAATCGAGAAGCACATCCGCATAGCTGACCATATCATCACGACAACGACATACCTGCGCGATGAGTTGGTCAAGTTCAACAAAAATGTCAGCATTTTTCCGAACACGCCATACCTGCAATACAAGCAGTTTCAGGAGCAACCAACGCAAAGCGAGCGGGTGCGGTTTGGTTACTTCGGCGCGGCCCAGCACACGGAGGATGTGGAACTGATGCGGTCACCACTGCAACGCCTGTCGGATGAATCCGAACTGGATGGGAAGTATATGATTTACTTGGCGGGGTGGAATGATAGCAACCCGATATATCAAGGCTATGAGCAGGTGTTCAGCAATAAAGGGAAGAACAACAACTATTCGCGCATTCAAGCGGCGGACATATACAGCTACGTGCAGGGTTACAACTGGGTGGATGTGAGCCTTGCACCTTTGCGCGACACCAAGTTCAATCGCTTGAAGTCGGAGTTGAAGATAACCGAGGCCGCGTGGATGGGTAAGGCGGTCATTGCCAGCGAGGTGCCGATGTATGCGGATTGCATCGAGAATGGCGTAGATGGGTGGCTGGTGCCTGAAAAGAAGGAGAAGCTTTGGTATAAGTATATGCGGGCGTTTATCAATGAACCTGCGATGGCGAAAGAAATGGGTGAGCGGCTACGTGCCAAGATGCAGGGCAAGTTTGATATTCAGCAAATCAGCGAGGCAAGGCTGAATTTGTACAAAAGCGTGGCGCGTGGTATTTAACCTTGATGCTATACCTGAAAGCCAGCCAATCGAATACGATTAACGTCACGTGGACTGAACGCGCAACCAACGCGACCATCTACAAGTTGATACTGACCAACATCGCCAAGAACACCAGCACGGCGGTGTACATTGACGCGATTAGCAACGCGAGCAGTTACGAAGAGCGCTATGACCGCTTCACCTTCACGTTGGGTGCTTTGGAGAAAGGGCAGTACAAATACGAGGTGTATCAGGATGCTAACGGATACGCGGCAGGTGATACCCTTGGTGGCGGCTTGTTCGTGTTTGAAGATGGCGGCTATGCGTACATTAGTGCGGCGGCTGACCAAGATTCAGACGCGCCTTGGGGGTGTCAGGGGACAGTCATTGAAACATTTTCAGGTTTGATTGGTGCTGGTGCTGGTAATACTGATTTGATTGTCGCAGGTTGCCCTACATCGGGTATAAGCGCGAGGATTTGCAGCGATTTGACCCTGAACGGGTATAGCGATTGGTTCTTGCCAAGCGTTGGCGAATTGTCGCAGATGTATTTACAATTGGCCGCTGATGGTTTGGGCAACTTTGCGAACCAACGCTATTGGTCAAGCACAGCAATTGACGGAGACCCAAACGTTGCTTCAACAATTGACTTTAATAACGGAACAGGTCACAACCATCATCGTTCGCAAACCAACCGTCACACACGAGCGATGCGGAGATTCCTGATGGGAACGCCAAGGGTCGTCGAAACAGGATTGGCCTACATTGAACCCGCAGTTGAAACCTACGTTGCACCAAGTAACAACAACACCTATGTCAGCTTCTAAATTCGCATTCAGTTTCATCCCGACCACCGACTATCAGTTGCCTGTAATGCTTGAAAACAAGCAGGCCAATATGGTGCTGTTTGGTGAGCGCAACGAATACCCCTACTATCTGCTTGACAACTACCACAAAAGCGCGAAGCACTGCGCCATCGTGAATGGCAAGGTTCACTACATCGTAGGCAAGGGGTGGAAGGCGAGCGATAAAGGTACAGTTGAACAGCAAGCAAGGGCGGAGGAGTTCATCCGCGACCCGAATGTTGAGGATGATTTGAACGACCTGACCGAGAAGTTGGTGCTGGATTTGGAATTGTTTAACGGCTTCGCGCTTGCAGTCACGTGGAACAGGGGCGGCGGCATCGCCTTTGTTGAACACGTGCCATTTCAAAAGGTGCGAGTTAGTTTGGACGATGAGATGTTCCTGATAGCAGATTGGTACGATGCGCGTATGATTCAGCAGTTTCCGAAAGGAAACGAGGTGGAGAAGATGCCGAAGTTTGACGAGAAGAACCGCGTTGGCAAGCAGATGTTTTACTATCGCCATTACAGCGCAGGCGTTCAGCATTACCCGCTTCCGAACTATCAAGGTGCGCTCGCGTACATTGAATGCGATGCGGAGATAGCACGCTTCCACATCAACAACATCCGCAACCAGTTTTGGGGTGGCCAGTTGATAAACTTCGCTGATGGCATACCTACGGAGGAAGAAAAAGATGAGATTGAGCGTATGATGCGCCGCAAGTTCAGCGGTGCGGGGAATGCAGGTAGATTTGTGCTGACTTTCAGTAGCGGCAAGGAAAGCGCACCGAGCATCCAGTCGCTAACGCCGAGCGATTTAGACAAGCAGTTTGACCTGCTGAACAAGCAGATTCAGGAAGAAATATTTGTGGCGCACAACGTCACCAACCCGATGCTGTTTGGCGTTAAAACCGAAGGGCAGTTGGGAGGTCGTAAGGAATTGATTGAGGCTTACGAATTGTTTAAAAACACCTACGTCAACGCGCGGGTGATGATTGTGGAAAGGATGGTCAATTACATCGCTGGCTTCAATGACATCGAAGGCTTGTATTTATGCCCTACCGACCCAGTGACCGAGCAGTTAAGCGAACAGGTGCTGACGCAGATAATGACGCGCAACGAACTGCGCGAAAAGGCAGGGCTTGAACCGATTGAAGAAGAAGCCACGCAACCCGAAGGCGCACCTGCTGTGGAGGCATTGGCAAGCGAGCCAGTGAACGAGGCACTGCGCACGATGACAGGGCGGCAGTTCCAGCACCTGATGCGGATAGTGCGCAACTTCCAGTCGGGCAAGATTAGCGAGGCGCAAGCGCGCACAATGCTGGGCAGTGGCTTTGGATTGACCGCCGAGCAGATTAACGACTTCCTGACTGATGGACAGGCCGAGTTCAGCGCACAGGGCGAAGATGCAGAGATGCGGATGTTGGCGGCTATTGGTGCGCAGTATGGCGATGACGCGCAAGCCTTTGACGTCGTGGACCAGTGGGAGTTGGCATTGGAAGGTGACCCTGAAACGTTTGCGGTCGATGAGGAGGAGGAGAAGTTGGACAAGCGAATAATGGCGTATCGCAAGAAGCACAGGCTGGCAACGGTCAAAGAAATAGCCGAGGCGTTGAAGGTCAGCCCTGCAAAAGTCAGAAAGCGGATTGCTTACCTGCTTGAAAAAAACCGCTTCCCGATTAGCCGAGACATTGACACGGCCACGAAAGAAGTGCCAGTGGAGGAGGAAGTGGTGGAGGTGCGCTATCGCTACGATTGGCGACCTGAATATGCGGGGTTGAGCAAAGCGGATGGCTACGACAAAAGCCGCAAGTTTTGTCAGACGATGCTGGATTTAAGCGCGACAAAGTTGTACACCCGAAGCGATATTAACGACATCGGGCAGTTGGTTGGGTGGAATGTTTGGGAGCGCAGAGGTGGTTGGTTCACGCTTCCGAATGGCAACCACAGGCCAAGTTGCAGACATATGTGGGTTC